CTGAAATTCATGCACGCGCCATGCAGCACATGGAGGACGTGCCGGAGTGGGCAGTTAAAACCGTGGAAAAGCTCAACATTCCCAGCCGGGCAATTAACGAGATCCACCACAACGCACTTGGCAAGTGGCTGACTCCAATTATGAAAACGCCCGTCAACATTGTGAAGTCGGGCGCACGAGCCTTTGGCTTTGGGGTGTTTGTTGACACCTGGTGGAAGGACATGTTGAGCGAGAACCCGGCTACCAGGGCGCGAGCAATTGGCGAGATCGCTGTTGGCTGGGGCACGTTCGTGCTGATTAACCAGCTCATTGACGGCGGCGCTATTGAGGTGACTGGTGCCAACCCAGCCAGCTATCAGCGCAGCCAGCTCAACGAGATTGTCCGGTCCCCAGGCTTCTCGATTCGCGTCAACACGCCTGACGGCCCAACTGATTGGCACAGCGTGCAGGCGTTTGACACGCTGACTACGGCGCTGGCCATTGTTGGCCGGGTGCGCAGCGACGCTGACCTACTTACAGAGCAGCAAGTCGAAGAGCAGATGAATGGCGCTGTTTTGCTGCTGGCGCAAGTAGCCCGCGCAGTCAGCCTTGACGCTCTAACTCGCGACGTGTTTGGCGGCTTGGATGAACTGATGACGACGCTGCAGATGATCCAAGGCAACGAAAACGACGACGGCATGGACGTCGCCGAACGTTTAGATCGCGGCGCCAGCTACATCCTGCCCCGCAAAGTCAGCAGCTTTATTCCTGCTTTCTTGCGCAATCTGCAGAACGACGCCACTGAAATGCGTTTCCGCGCAGACCGTGACGGCTACACGCCTGACGGCCCCCTGGGCTACGTCATGAAAATGCTGGAGCAGATGCGTTCCAGCGTTGAGGTGCAGCTGCCTGGCGTCAACCAGCAGCCTGTGGTGCTTGACCCGATTACTGGTTTTCCCCTGCACAAGACCAGCTCGGCTGATACCTACCTTGAGGCGCTTGAAGCCAACCGCTGGCTTAAGGCAGCTGTGCAGCAAGGCATGCCGCATGCCGCATTTAAGTCGGTTAAAGGGGCTGACTACATGCCTGTGCACACAGAGTTCAACCTGCTGCAACAGCATCACCCCACGCCGATTGTGTTCTACACGCGGACCAATCTGTCGACCAAGCGGCCTGACGGGCGAGTCATCAACCTCAACAAGCTCACCAGCCGCGGCCTGCAGGTCACGCACAACGACACAAACGAGATCATTGCGCTTGGCGCAACGCTCAAGATCAACGGCAAAACGATGGAGCAGGCATTGGCAGAGCGCATTGCGTCACGCCAGTACCAAGCACTGTCGCCACGCCGGTCTGGCATCAGGGGCGAAGAGCAGAAGAGCGAGCGCCTAGTCGAGCTGTACGCAATCGTCAAGCAGTACAGAGAGCGGGCTGTCGGCATGTGGCTTGAAACAACGCCGCGTGGCAACGAGTTTCTGCAGGCACACGAAGAGAAAGTCGCTGCCGACAACGAGCAGGACTTCATTGACGATCAGCGCCGAGCCGTTGAGCGAGAAGTGGCAGAAGCACTGCGCCCTGTCATTGAGCGAGACGAGGCCATTGCTAGCGCACCACAAGGCAGTGGGCGCCTAACCCAA